CCACATATCATATGCACGAGGGTTTAAACCGTCTGCACGTGCATGTACTGCCCGAGGACCTCGAGCTTTAACTTCAACTCTAAATCTGGTATCACTCCAGCCTTGTTTGCTGACCATATTATAAATTCGATTTGTTTTTCGAATTCTTTCAATTTCGAGCATATCAGCAGCACATCTTATGTCTGCGGTACCCACGTAGCAATCACTACTTCTTTCTTTTATTTGCATTTAAAAATCTCCTTCTGCAACTTGTAAAACTTTAAGACCTTCGTCTCTCCACATTTTGACCACTTGATTACGATCATCTAAAACAAATTGAACTTCATAGAATGGTTCAATATGTTCTTTATAAAGATCATACTTAACTAAAGAATCTTCTCTATAATCACCATCAGCTCTTGTAAAAATAGCATCAAAATGAAGACCATTGTCATATAACCAACGAACAGTATCTGCCTTAGCAGATTCTGGCCTACCAGTCATTATAATTATATTAAGACCCATTATATCTGAGCAACTTGTAACGATATCACCTATGATAGAATCATAAGCGTCCGTATGAACTTTATTATATTCATGAGGTGATCGATCGACTCGATGTGCAAGTGTGCCATCGACATCTACAATTATTGCTTGTTCCATATATTCCATTTTAATATCCTGATGTTGTATGTGCGTATGCATCTGGGCAATTAACTTCGCCACATATACATCCATCATTTTCGTGATCTTCAAGATCGGCGAATTCTGATGGATCTTTGACTCCATATTTTTCGAGGTTTTCTACCTCTATTGCGGTTAATGCACCGCCTGATGTTTTTGCTAATATTTCGTAATGGTTCATGATGCACTCCCGTCTACTGGTAATGATCTTCCTCTTAAAAGGCCTTCTTTTCTTGTGCCGCCTGCGCTATATCCTGCGATATAATGTGGTCCAGTCCAAGCTACAGAATATCTTTCGAAGATGTTTCCTCGAGCTTTATTAAGAGCTGGTGCACTCCAGGTAGCAGCTTTTAAAAGATCTCCAACTTCAAATTTGGGATTGCCTTTATTAATAAATCCCCAAACTGATTTATCAGTTATGATTTTGATGTATTTAGAACCTTCTTTAATTTCAATGCCGGCTCTGAATTCGTCGGCTTTAGCTTCTGCAGTAGTATGTTTCCATCCGTTAGCAACAATGGATCTTTCTGTCCATGTGAAGTAATCATTAACGATTGCTTCGATTAGTTTTTCTATTTCTTTTTTCAATTTTGACTCCTTATCATTTTATTGTTTATAATAATATTATATCACAAATCAGGGACATTGTAAAGGTTTATTTTCAATTAAATTGAAAATAATTAGCAATTGTATCAATGTTTAAGGAAGAGGGAAGATTTTTTGTATGATTTCACCACATTTTTTGGCGATTTCAATGTGTTCTTGTTGTGATCCATGTGCTGATCTAAGTTCTATATAATGGATCCAAGATCTAAGAGTGCCATTAACATATAATCTACTTAAAGTTAATCCTTCAGGTAGTACAACTCTAGCTTGTTCTTTTGCTATACCGGCTTCAATTGCCCAATCATAAGCTTTTCTGCATCGATCTATAATGAGTTCTTGATATGATTCCCAGATATAATTGATGGAATTATCCATTCCTATAGGAATAGAATTTTGTCTATTTCTTGGATCTTGAAGTCTAGCTTCTCGTGTAACAAATTCTAAATCCTTAGTAGGATCAGCATATCGTTGAGAGAATTCTTGAAATGAAAACGATCTATGTCTTAAAATCTGACGAGCAATATCTCGAGTTGTTTCTATTTCTAAACAAACACTAACCATTTCTAAAGGAGACCAATGTTTATTTTTGATAAGATATTTAACTAACTTCTCAGAAGTTTCTTTATTGTGTTGATTTTCCGGGTTAGATACCCGTGCGCAAAAAGCAACCAACTGCAAAATATCGTTTGGAAGACCGTAATCTACCAGTAGAGGATCTACAGTTGGTTGCGAATATGATATAAGGTTCACATTCATCATAATATATTCTAGCTTACGCTTGTTCTTTAACTAAAGTGTATACACCGTATACAAGACCGGCCCATGCGAGCCATTTTGTTAAACCGCCAAGTATTACAACTGAACCGCAAACAACTATAATAGTCATTCCGTCCCAAGATGTTCTTTCGCCTAATCGAGCTTTTACCCAATTTGCAAGTACTTTTAGTTTATCCATAAGTTTTCTCCGTTTAGATTTTAAATTCAGCAAAGTCTTTTTGTTCATTATCGCCAAATTTATTTACAGGTTTGTCGGGTTTCATATCGGACATTATGTCCGTCTGAGCCGACTCTTCTACATCGTATAATTTCATGCGAGATCGATCTACACCAATTACAAAACGTTTATATTTGATAGGATCGTTATAACGATTTTTCAATTGTTTTACTAACATCTGTTCTAGATCTTCTAGCTCCTCTGTTGTTATTAAAGCGACCATAAGATCAGCAGTTGCTGGTAACCCAAATGATTCAGAAGTGTCCTCCAATCCTACATCAGTATTACTATAACCAGATCTTGTCGTTTGCGTTGCACTCACGATGGGGACATTAAATTCAACAGCCAAACCACGCAGCTCCTCAGCTATTGATTTAACATATGAATAAGTATTTATACTGCCGCCTAACCCACGAACCCTTGCTGATGCACATATATTAATATAATCAACATATATAATATCAGGTTTGAAGTCCTTTTTTAGCTTCAGTTCATTTAATAACGCACGAAAATGTCCTGTATGCGCGGCACCCGTTGGATATTCCTTAATAATAAGTTTACCAATTGATGCTTGAGCTATTTTAGAAATCTTGCTATTAAATACATTTTTTGGTAGTGTTGCTAACATATGTATTGGAAGATCCATAAGATTTGCGTCAATTCTTTCTGCTATTCTTTCTTCGGCCATTTCCATAGTGATATAAAGAACATTCTTTCCTAATTGTAAATTTGCTGAAGCACAATGAGTCATGAATAATGATTTACCCACACCTGTTCCTGCCATAATAATATTGAGTGTCTTATTAGGTAAACCACCCTTTGTAATTCTATTAAAATAATCTAGATCGAATGGAATTCTACCTTCTTTAGTATTATAAAAATCAAATCTATCATCACTATTGTCTATATAATCATGTCCAATATTAGGATCAAAACTAATTCCTAAAGCGTTTGATAATAATTCTGGTATTGCACCATCGTCTTTTTCTTTTTCATTACCATTAATAATTTGAATAGAATCCATAATGGCATTATAAATCGCTTTATCTCTACAATATTTTTCTGATTCTTTTAATAGATATTCAATATCAATATCAGATTTATTTGCTATTTCTTGTATGAGTGCATACGTTTGTGTACGTACATCATCTGGTACTTGTACCTTTTTTAATTCTAATTCTAATACCTTTCCACTTGGAATTTTGTTATGACTTGTAACAAAATCCACAATAAGATCAAAGATGATTTTATGTTCACCTTCAAAATATTCTTTTTTGAGAAACGGTATTACTCTACGGCAATACTCTTCATCATTAATTAGATGATTTAGTATGTGTGTTTGTATTTGATTTTCCAATTGTTCCCTTTCCAAGATTAGCTTCCATTATATGTTGTAATATTGCGCCAATATAATTTTTAAATTCTGGATCATTAATTAAATCGTCTTCTTCAAAATTACCTTCTTCTTGCACACTATATGTAAATGATATTGTTGCTTGATCTAATTCAGGTGATTCTTTAATTGAGACCTTTCCATATATGTATACGACATTTCTCCATTTTCCAGACAAAAGTCGAACACCATAAAATTCTACATTATTCGATTCTACAAACGAATAATCTGATTCAGTTATATTATACATCAGATTCTAGATCTAATTCTATATCTAGAAGAGGCTTATGCCCTATCTGATAATGACCTTTGATAAATTTTTTGAAATCCGTCCCATCAAATATTGGCGTCCAAAAAGATTCAGAAAGAGTATCTTTCTCTCGTACTTTTGGATCGACCAATTCTCCAGTAGTCTTATCAACTCTGCAGTACCAACCATTAGAAGGCTTAGCAACATAGTTACCAGCAAGAGCAACATCCAATAAACCGCTATAAGGCTCAATGCCACCTTCCCAAGTAACTGATATAGGAACCTTTGACTTTTCTCTAACATATCTTGATTTCTCCACATTAATAACAAAATTATAACCCTTGATTTGGGTCCCTTGTTTTTGTTGTTGTCTACCAATAATCCATATATTATCAGCAGAATAATAAATACCAGTACCACCGGAAACTATTGCCCTAGGGAATAATCCAATTTCTTGATACGTGTGATTGACTGCCAATAAAGAAATATTTTTCATAGTTAAATATGGTGTGACCATTCTAAATAAACCTTTTAGAGCTTTAGCTCTTGACATATCAGCGACACCCTTTTCATTAAGAGCATCTTCTAATTCTTTTTTCGAGGCTAGATTTCCTATTGAATCAATAACAACAATTACCTTATCACCTCTATCTAAATTATCCAGTTGACCAACTAAATCAAACTTAAGTTGTTCTACATCAGTAACTGGTGTGTGCAATACTCGACTTATATCAATATTAAATGATTCAAAAAATCTTTGTGGTGCTCCGAATTCTGAATCATAAAATAATAATACTGCATCTTCATGCTCATCCATATATGCTTTTGCCATAAGCAAAGCAAAGGAAGTTTTAAAATGTTTTGATGGTCCAGCTAATACTGTAAGGCCTGATGTTAATCCACCTTCTACGTCGCCAGATAAAGCGACATTAACCATAGGAACCGGAGTTGTGACAACATCTGCTTCCTTATAAAATATAGAATCCTCTAACGTATCTGTCGTTTTGATTTTAGAATTCTTTTTAAGTTTATCCATTATTCCCATAATTTATCTCCAATGTTTTTGCGGAGGGCTTAATTGCATAGAA